ATAGAGGAAATAAAAGAATTAGAAGAAGAATGCAGGTTGGCATGGATGACTCCTGACAACTTCATAATGGGATAATAAATGGCAACTAGTGTATATTTTAACGGTGCTGTACGATCTGAGCAGGACCTTTACGAAGATTTAGTACTTGAAAGCATTAAAATGTTTGGTCAAGATGTTATATACATTCCGCGTGAACAGATATACGAAGATGCAATCCTAAACGAAACATATAATCAATATCGTTCCGCCTATCCAATAGAATGCTTTATAGAGAACACTGAAGGATTTGAAGGTGATGGTAATCTATTAGGTAAATTTGGTTTGGAGATTCGTGACCAAGGTACATTTGTAATACCTAAGAAACGTTGGGACCATATTGTAGGTGTAAATCTTTCTACAGCACAAGGTCATCAATTATTATCTAAGCCTGGTGAAGGTGATCTTGTATACATGCCAATGACTGATAGGTTATTTGAAATCAAATATGTAGAACCTAAACTACCATTCTTCCAAATAGCAGATCTACCTACATATACTCTAACAGCTGAGTTGTTTGAATATAATGATCAGAATTTTGATACTGGTATGCCAGAGATTGATGATATAGAATTAAAACATGCAAACTCTTATTCATACACAACTACGGCTGCATCTGATACTAATCATTTTGAAATTGGAGAATATGTCCATCAAGATACAGGAAGTGTTGATGGTAATGGTGATGCTATTAATATAATTGCAAAGGTTGCTGGATACGAATATGTAAATGCTACAACATATACAGTCACACTTGTATCTCCACATCAATCAACAAATGGTGACGGTACATTTATGCAAAATGCTGTACATGCTACAAGATTACTTGTCGGTCAAAAATCCGGCAGCTCAAGACAAATTACAGTAGACTTAACAGGTACTACTAAGACTGAATATAACACTAGTGTATATGCAGATAATGATGATTTTGAATTGTTGGGTGATGACATTATTGATTTCTCAGAAACTAATCCGTTTGGAGATCCATAATGTTTTCTAATCATTTTTATAATCAATCAACTCGCAGAATGGTTTCTGTCTTTGGATCTTTATTTAATGACTTAGAAGTTGTTAAAACAGATTCGGCCGGTAAAGTATTACAAAAAATTAAAGTTCCTTTAGCTTATGCCCCACGCCAAAAAGTATTGGCAAGAATGGCAGAACAAACAAGTGATCCTAAGCTAGCAATTAATTTACCTAGGTTGTCATTTGAAATAACGTCTATGGAATATGATGCAAATGCGCGTGTGTCTAAACATAAAAATTATAAGAAGGTTATAACAGGGGACACATTGCAATTGAATAAACTCGGAGCACCCGCTGTTTATAAAGTTGGATTTGAATTAAATATTATGGCTGCAACCCAAGATGAAGGTCTACAGTTATTAGAGCAGATACTTCCAATGTTCCAGCCAGAATATACAGTAACAATAAAAGATATTCCTACAATGGATATTAAAACAGACACTCCTATTGTATTAGAGGGTGTTACCTTAAATGATGATTATGAGGGTGATTTAGTTACGAGAAGAGCTATTATATACACATTAGATTTCTCAACTCGTATTCGTTATTATAGAGGTATTGGTAAGAGCAAACAAATTCTCCAAACAGAAGTTGATTATTCAGAGAATGTTGATCCTACGACTCATAAATTTGAGCAACAAAAAATAGTTGGTACAACCACATCTGACGGTGCGGGAGGCTTTAAAGAGCCATATACCGAAACGATTAACTTTTTTGACACTGATGTATAGAGGAGAATAGAATGTACAGATTTAATGCACGATTAGTAAAGGTTGTCGATGGAGATACCATCGATGCAGATATAGAATTAGGTTTTTCTGTATTCATGAGGGATAGAATCCGTTTAATGGGTATAGATACACCTGAGAGTAGGACAAGAAATTTAGCAGAGAAATCATGGGGACTTGCTGCTAAACACAGATTAATTGAACTATTGGCAGAAGCTGATGGACATTTTACTCTAGTAACCGAAGATATGGAGAAAGGTAAATTCGGAAGAGTATTAGGTACGATTGAGGTTAACGGTAAAGATGCTAACCAAAGTCTTATCGAAGAACAATTAGCTATACCATATGAAGGTGGCAATAAAGATGAGAGCCGCACGAAGCATGGTGTATTAGAATTATGGAATACATATTATGAAAACCCACAAGAACACGACGACGACCATGAGCACGGAGACGAGAATCCAGAAGCCCACATTGACTGGCACGAAAAGTAAAATCGATCAGGACTTCGAAAGAGTCCGTAGAGATTTATTTGATTTGTCAACGCAAGGTGAAGAAGCTATAGAGCTTATGATGGAACTTGCACGTGAGTCTGAGCACCCAAGAGCTTTTGAAGTTCTTGGGCAATTAATTAAGCAAAACGCTGAGATAGGTGAAAAAGTTTTAAAGCTTCACAAGAGCAAGAAAGAACAGGATAAAGAAGATGTTCCTGCAATTGCTCAACAAGCACCAACGAATAATAATGTTTTTATAGGTAGCACAGCAGAGCTACAAAAGATGTTACGTGATGAAAAGGTAATAGAAACAGAACCGGACTTATTTGAAAAATGAGAGAAACAAACTACTTAGGCAATCCGAATGTTCGGGGTGCCGATGTAGAACATCCATGGACTAAAGAGGAATTAATCGAATACAAGAAGTGTTTAGATGACCCTAAATATTTCGCTAAAAAGTATTGTAAAGTAATCCACCTCGACAAAGGCTTAATACCCTTTGACCTATACCCGTATCAAGAGAAAATGTTTGACTCATTTACGAGCAATCGTTTTAATATAGTTCTGGCATGCCGCCAGAGTGGTAAATCCATTGCTGTGGTCGCGTATCTTCTATGGTATGCTATATTCTTTGGTGAACAAGTTGTAGGTGTACTTGCAAATAAGAATGCTATTGCAAGAGAAATGTTAGCACGTATTACTTTGATGTTAGAAAACCTACCATTCTTTCTACAACCAGGATGTACTGCACTCAATAAAGGATCTATAGGATTCTCTAATAATAGTAGAATCATCGCAGCAGCAACATCATCAAGCTCTATTCGTGGTATGTCACTTAATCTTGTTTACCTCGATGAGTTTGCATTTGTAGAAAATGCTGCAGAATTTTATACATCAACATATCCAGTTATCTCATCTGGTAAAACATCTAAGATTATTATCACATCTACAGCCAATGGCATAGGTAATATGTTTCATAAACTATATGAAGGTGCAATACAAGGTACAAACGAATTTACACCGACTCGAGTAGACTGGTGGGATGTTCCTGGAAGAGATGAAGCATGGAAGAAGATGACGATTGAGAATACATCCGAACTCCAGTTTGACCAGGAATTCGGTAATAGTTTTCACGGTACAGGAAACACATTAATTACTGCCGATGTCTTATTGGCATTAAGAGCTACAAATCCTTTAGAGTTTCAGAATAATGTAAAGATCTTTGACCATCCTCAAGAAGGCCATAATTATCATATGTTTGTTGATGTATCGAGAGGTAGAGGACAAGACTATTCAACATTTACAATCATAGATGTAAGTGTTAATCCATTTGTACAGGTATGTACATATCGAGATAATATGATAAGTCCGTTACTATTCCCTGATTTATTATACAAATATGCTACACATTATAATGAAGCTCATGTAGTAGTTGAATCAAACGATGCAGGTCAAGTTGTATGTAATGGTTTATATTATGATTTAGAATATGAGAATGTATTCGTTGAATCTATGGTAAAAGCAAATGCAATCGGTGTTACTATGACAGCTAAAACTAAACGTATAGGCTGTTCTAATATAAGAGACATCATGGCACAGAAAAAATTAATAATAAAAGATGAAGAAACTATAAGAGAAATGAGTACATTTGTAGCAAAGGGTACATCATATCAGGCAGATCATAACTCACATGATGATCTTATGATGAATTTAGTGATGTTTGGATGGTTTACATCCACTCAGTTCTTTGCAGAATCAACAGATGTAAACATGAAAAACATGTTATATAAAGAAAAAGTTAAACAATTAGAAGATGAAGTCATACCTGTAGGTATTATGCCTGAAAGAGAAGAAGGTAATCATCCGTTCGGAGTAGGGTGGGAAACCTATAGATTTAAATAAGTATAAATAAGTATATTGAGAAAAACCTTATTATGATAAATCTTATAATTAACATGAAGGAGTTTAGATGGCTAATC